GGTGGTTGGAAATTCATCAACAGTAAAACTGTTGACCGGGTTAGAAACGAACCCAATTAGTTATTAAGGAGTTAAATGACCTTAATAACCGGCTTGGATAACGTCGAGCACGGCAGTGAAACTGCCACTCCTACCTTAGTTATTAGCTAGGTGGACCTACGGGTCCCTCCTTAACTTTTAACATTGGTAAAAGCTCTTCCCATTCCTCGTAGAGATCGTCATACTGCATCTCTTGCAGAATCGATTTCAGCTCGCTCAAATTGTTGAGGGTGAATTCCGTAAGGTCTTCATTCCCCATAGCCAAAGTATTAACAATCTGCCATTGAGTATCAACTACTCTTTTGGCGTCATAGTTAATATTTCCCGCGTCGTAAGACGCTCTTCTAGCGATAGCTTCTAAATTACTGGCAAACTCGAGTATTTGCTCGGGCTCGTCAATAAAATAGGCTTCTTCTTCGATCTCATTGAGGTCGAATAGGATCGCTTTTCGCTGGTCGACATACCGACCCAACACAATTATTTGTTTTGGAGTCAATACTGGGAGTGTTACATCAGAAGCACTTAGTGCGACTTCTGTAGCAAAGTTGGCAGGGTCAAAGAGATTAGCCTGGCTGTTACACAGCACGGTTAACTCAGCGTCCCTGTCTTCAGTGGCGAAAACAATTTGATTAATAGTATCCTTGAGGTCTGCTCGTGCCTTGGCGATTTGCATTAAAGAATGACAAATCTTCAGCCTCGTCGCTTGCAGTTGGTCGGTCATGAACGTCTTAAGACGATCTGACTTTATCCATCCACCGGCTTCCAGATAATCGGCTGTTAACGCAGAAAACATCGAGCCTGGCTCGGTGACTTTCAGCGTTAAAAAGCTAATTATCCAGTCTTGAAGCTTATCAAGGTATGTTTCTTCGGAGTTATGTAACTTACGTTGCAAATTCTCGAAAGACGAACATTCCAATTGAATACCTCTTTGCGAACATAACGCTAATAGGATTGGTATGTACCGGAAATTCTTAGACTTACTAATGATAGCAGGAGAAATCCTACTAACATCGGTTCCGTTTAGGAAAGTACGCGCGCAAAACTCAGCAACTGAGTTAGGTGCAACATACTCTTTGGACTTACTTAGGTTTATCGGCAAATGAATTTTTGCGTAATATTCCTTTATAAGATCTTCTGGGTCATAAACCCACAAGTCGTCGCCAACCTTACCGTAACACTCGTTGTTCGGATATAGATCCTTACATTGAGACACCTTATCGTAAATAAAATTTATGAATAGGTGATCGGTTAAGGTCGCAACGTCAAAGCTTCCATTGGTACCCATCCCTTGGCCCTGACCGTACTTTATAGTACGACCTAAGTCAGGGGAGTACCAGTCGCAGTGCACAACAAGTTGTGCCCATGCTTCTGCTAGTCGAGGGGAAAAGAGCTGCCTCATAGTGACCTTCTGAAGGTCGCGGTGAAAGCGGTCCGTCCAACTAGATATGTCATAGAATTTTAAGTGTTTTACGCTTAATTTCCTATTCGTACCTGGTATGGTCTCCTCTTGCATACACCGTCTCTGGAAATCGACCATGGCAGCGATGCCACGATCTTGATCCAGTCGGAAATCAGTTTTACTGAATAACCGTTTTGTAACAGATTGTACATGATCCCTTACGGGCTCAAGTATGAGCTGTGTCCAAAAGTCGGCGATAGCCACGATCCGGGTTTTAAAACCTCGGTCGGGGACTTTAACTAGCTTTCTTAAAAGCGTAGATTCGTGAGTTGTATTTGATTTTTCTTCAGTAGCTAGGTCCTCCGGGACCAGGGCTTCCAAATAATCAACCAGATAACTACAGTTCATTTCATCGCATATGCGAGAAAATGGATGACGCAACTTGCCCTTCAAAAGGCAAGAAGCCTCCCGTATAGCACTTTCGATCTTCGGTACTTTGTTTGGACCGTTTCTATTTAAATGGAAACGAGTCTTCCACAAGTTTACCTTAGGTCGATCGTACTTGTACGGATTCAGTTTCAGTGAGACATAAGCCTCAAAGTCTGAAAGGAGTTTATTGTCGATAGCTTGAGCTTTACCGGTCACCGAGTCAAACTCGGGGGCGCTAAGGCCTTTCACCATGCGGACAATGTTCAAAATGGTGTTAATTACCTGGTAGTACTTAGGAAGTTTTACTTCATCTGTACAAACCAAATAATCAACTATCAACTTAATAAAATTCTTATTAAGCTTAGAAGGTACTCGGTGAACTTTCGAGGTGGCAAGCCACCCCGGATTCTCAGGGTCTCTTCTTTCAATCAGAGCTATTGTGTAATTTTTGATTACATGGTAGCGTTTGGGTCCATCGGTAAAACCGTGGTCCCTTACTAACTGAGTGATGAGCTGTTTCACGTCAAAAACGATTCTCGAGTAAAACTCGATGTCGTAATCTCCTAATATGGAGTGTAAAACCGCGGCTTCATTTTGCAATGAGCCCGGAAACACCCAATTTAGGTGTGACTGATAGTTCACTTGTTGTTTATAACCCTTTCCTCGCTTCACCTTTGTAGGTGGGCGACTAGTTTTATTTTGTTTCATAGAAGCAATTTAAAATTAGTTTTAGGGTTGTCGGCCCCTTGTAGCACAGTAAGACTGTGTGAAGGTTCCGGTCCCCGGCTACTCCAGAATCTGGATCACCGTTCGTCGTTCCATCAAGGTTGGGTTAAC